CTCAGGATATCGAGCACCAAGTCTTAATTCTGATTGGAGTGCTGATTGCTCCTGGAAAGTAGCAGCGGGAATGTCCAAACGAACACGCCCAACACCATTAGGATTTGTAGTACGAATGATTGCATCTGGGCCCATAGGCATATCAAGTACATCATCAGGTACTACAAGTGGAGCCTGGATAGACTTTTCAGCCGCTTCCATGGCAAGGTTAGCAAAACGAGCACGAGCAAGTTGTACAAAAACTACATCATCAAACTGTCCGCGAGCCTTTCCATCAATAGATGGACGCTCTGCAACTACTACGGTCATCTTACCCATAGGGTTTGCAGCAATACTAAGTACTAAATCTTTACGTGAAGGAACATACAAGACAATTGAATCTTTATCCATGTAGCGGATGATTTCAATCTCTTGGTTTAAGTTCTGGTCATAGCCAAACTGACCAAGAAGTGCACGGTCATTCTCAGGAAACTCATTGACAAGTTCAATCAATGTCTTGTTGTAACGCTTAGCGTATGCAACTAAACGACCAAAACGGTCACGCTCATAGTAGACACCAGTTGGGTCTTCTACGCGGATACGAGGTAACTTGCTATCCCAGTCTGCCTCAACATGTATAGGCAAGAAACCATAGGAGAAGTACTGGTCAGAACCTGGGTACATCTGAGTCTGCAAACGAGATGTATAGACATAGTTGTTTGCAATCATGCTGCGCTTGTCAGCAAACTCACGGGCATTATCTGATGTTACATTTGTAGTAGAGCAGTTGATAGAAGGTAGCGGTGCTAGAACTTCTGCCAAGTCGCGTGCTGCAACATCGATAAAGTTAGCAACCATGGCATGTGACATTCCCTCAGGGAACATGTCGGGAAATATCTCGACCATTTTTCCCTGGCGCACAGCAAGTATGTTAGCCATTTGGGTATCGCGCTCATAAGCACGATGCTTCATAGACTCCACACGACGTGCGATGAGTTTGATGTCTGCCATTGTTGTCCTATTCGTATTGAGCAAATTCGTAATCGTTTAGATTTATCATGTAACGATTACCTTGTTGTTTGGGTGTTGCCCACTTGTTTGGTATGTGACTTTGCCCCATACGTGTTGTACTGATTACTTCACGTGCACGCAGTTCACAGAACCACAATGCCATCACGCAGTCAGTCTTACCCTTAGTATCTGGCTTCCAAGTAATTAACTGTTGGATTAAAGCCTTGACACCTTCTGAACCATCTTGAGATGGAAGTTCAATTAAGTTATCATCTTGATGTACATTAGAACGCATAGTCCCAAACAGGCCTGACATAGCAGCCACACCGAAACCAGTATCCCATTTGTTCCTACCAGTGAACTGGCTTGAGAATCTTACACCAGCCGAGGCAAGAAAATTACGCAAGACTTCATCTAAAGCATAAGCCTTCTGATGAGCGTTAGTCTCAATACGTAGTTCTTGAGGATGATACTTACCAACCCAGTCCTCAATCAATTGTTGAATCTTTTGAGGAGTAGGCTCTTGCATATTCTCTACATCAAGGATGTAGCGTTTTCTAGTCTGACGGTCAACCGTCATAATAACAGCAGCGGTATTACCAGACATCGCGGGGTCTAAGCCCATGATGGTGTACCACTGACCTTGCTCACTGGGATGACCAGGAGTTCCAGGCTTTAGAATCCCTCTTTTGCGCATCCTATTGACAGAACCTTGGACACATGCAGGGGGAAAGATTGAATCTTCTTGGACGTCTTGCTGTTGATAAACAAGTGCCCAAGCAGAAGGAGAGACCTCTGAACGTCTACGAAACAGTGCTGGCCCATTCCATTTAGGATAAAGACCGTCTTCATCGGGAAGGATGCTGTCATCTGAACCCTCCCATGGGATATTAGACTTTGGCCAAAGGGTAGTCCATTTTTCTGGGTCATCGTTATACTCCAATACTGCTGGCATTGACATGTATGTAAACGGTGTCTTGCCACCCGTCCAGTGGTCAGGATTGCGAATCTCTCGATATAAATCATTTGAGGCAATACGTGTGCCCACAATCAGCAACTTACCAGAATCACCCAGACGAGTAATTACATCTCGCTGCAACCACAACAGTTGCTTTTCCCATTCATGAGCGTTTGATGTAGTAACAACGTCGTCAAGAATGATAAGGTTAGAACGAGCACCAGTGATTTGACCACCCACACCAAGTGCCTGAACAGTCGGGTCCTTTTCGGTGGAGTCACGGCTGAGGTAGATACGGTCTGCTTTCCAGGTATCTGCATCCTCTTTCCATCCTCCGACAGAACCATAGACGGCTTGCATCTTAGCCCACCGCTCATGAGACAGGCGCTGCTTGATTGAGTATAAGTATTCTTTGGCGCGCTCTTGAGTCTTTGAGACGATGGTAATCTTGATGTTGGGGTCCATGGCAATGCGATAGACACAGTAGTTGACCGTGATAACGGTAGACTTGGCATGCTCGGGGGGTACGTTTATCAGAAGCCGTTTGCCTGAGGCAGGCTCATA